AGAGCATCCTCGGTCAGCTCCTGAGCCTCATCGAGGACGATCAGGTCAGCGGTGAAGCCTCGGCCCGAGGACTTCGACCGCGCGATGATCCGCAGGGAGCCGCCGTGCCAGCCACGAGACGGATCATTTTTGAGTATGATCGCTTCTTGCCCGTTGACGTTACGGACCTGCTCTACCATCGCGTTGAGCTCAGGGTATCGAGCGGCCTCGTCATCGGCCTTCTTCCCGAAAAACTCCTTGAAACGCCGGTAGTGCGCCTGAGCCGACTTGACCTCATGCGCCGAATGAATCACCGTCTCACCGAGCAGGACCATGCCGAAAAGCTCACGCATTTCAACCAGGGCATTCTTGCCGTTCTGGCGAGCGATGGATAGCCCGGCGACGGGGTGCTTCCACTCGTCTCTTGCCGAGGCGGCGAGCCAGTCATCAAGGACGAGCTGCTGCCACTCGTCGGGCGTCAGCCCGAACGACGAAGCAAACTCTCCCGCGAGCTCGCCGAATGACTTGGCGCGACGATCAACGGCGACCCGCAGCCGGGGAGCCTGCTCGATGCTTCGCCAATCTCTGCTGGAAATCGACAACCTGGCCCCCCTCTCCCTTCAACGACTCCGGGACCGCAGCCCCCGAGGTACCTGAAATCTCAGAAATCAGCGCCCGAGCCTCACGAATCAGCGGCGCACGCTTTTCGTAATCGGCGTACTCGAGAGACACGAGGACCAGATCGAGCAGCTTCTTGCGAGCCTCAAGCTCATCGAACGCATCCGCCTTCTTCTTCGCCACCCCTTGCCACCCCCTAAAACGCCAAAAACCAACGAAAAACGCCTACCGCGAGCGCCAGCACCCCGTCAGACATCCCCTGCGGCCGCGTGCGAAACGAACACGGTCGGTCAGCGTTTTTCCAGCTCAACCCGCCTGAAAGCGGGGGGGTATGGCGCTATACCGCTGTGGGAGTGAGCGCCCGGGGAGGGAGGGGGAGGTGCCCCCATTTGCGTTGAAATCACGCCACAAACAGGACGTTTTCACCAATCAACGTCCACTGAGGACGGCCGCACCTGCCGTTTTGGCACATTCACGCGATCGCCGCGCGACTGATTACACCGACGACACAGCACTCGACCGTTCTCGAGGACGTTTTTGCCACCCCAACGATGAGGAAGGATGTGATCAGGCTCAGCCGACGACGGCGTCCTCGTATTCACATAATCAAGCACGACGCCACAGGACGGACAATGCGTGACGCCAGCCGCGCGGCCAGCCGCGAGCACCCGCTTACGCCAATGCTTGTACTGACTTGTACCCGTCCGGGAGGACACCATCAGCGCCACCCCCTCGCCGCAAACTCGAATGGCCCCCCACTTACGCGGAAGGCCACACTAGAAATATACACCGTTGCACGCACTGTGCAAGACCTGCCCCCTGGGTGTTTCACACCACCCCCCGGGGGTGGTTTCAGACCTCCCCCGGGTACAGAACACCCCCCGGGGTGTTTGCACGCACCCCCGGGGGTGGTTTCGAGGCCCCCTCCGGGTACGAACCACCCCCTGGTGCGCTTGAGGCACTGCCCGGGGGTGGCTCGTTGTCAGGACGCGAGCGCGACGATGTCCGCAACACGGTAGGTGCGGTGCCCGACCTCCTGCGAGACCGGCCGCAGCTTCCGCCGCTGACACCACGACCGCACGGTCGCGTCCTTGATCGGCTTGCCGACGATCAGCTCAGCGACCCTGGTCGCACGCGGACGCGGCAGCTCAAGCCGCTTCGCCTCGGCCATCATGAGCACGACGGCCGTCCGACAGTCAACCTGCTGCCAGCACTCACGGCACTTCACCTCGTCGGCACCCTCCCGCGCGAGCAAGTCAGCGCCACACCTCGGGCACTTCCCGACGAACATCAGGCGCGCATGAGCCGGGGCCGCGAGACGCTCCAAGCGCTTGATCGAATACAGCACCTCGTCAGCGCACTGCGCCGCCAACGGCCAACGCCGAACACGGTCCTCGTGCGC